TGCTTTTTCCAAATCCAATAATTTCTATCGAAGCCCGTACGGTATTGTGGTGCTGTGGTTCTCTCTGAATACCATTGAATATCGTCCGGATGAATCACAGTCTCGCCTGAAACATTGAAGTTGCATTCAAGCTCTTGCGCAATCTGGCGCTTGGACATGTTTCGGGTTTCTTTTTCAAACCATTTCTTGTCGCGGTCGGGGTGGACATCCCACATAAGAGTTGTCATATAGAAGTCGTTAGTACCTGCTTCTGCCTCGACGCAGTTCTGGTGGAACCAGTTGCCGACGCCGTTGGGGGTCGAGAGTGCAATACAGCGGCCACCAGTTGATAGTGTGGGATAGAGAGCAGTCCACAGGTCAGATAACTTCTCAACGTGCGCGGCCTCATCAATTACCAATAAGGAAAGCGCTTCGGAACGGCCAGCGTCCCCGGAGGTTGAGGAGCCCTTGATCTGTGAACCATTAGAAAGCTCAAAGGAAGTCCGGTTGTCAACTTCAATATTTGAGATGCGCATCCAATCGGGGAGGTTCTTGATTATTGCTTTCACTTTTTTAACAAGGTTGGTTGCCGTTTGCAGCTTTGTTGCCACAACAAGGATGTTCTTGTCTCGGTGGAAAAGCATTAACCACGCGATGTAGGCTGCTGTGACTGTGGATATCCCAAGCTGCCGGGCTTTAAGAATTATATTGAAGCGATAATCATTGAAGTCTTTTAATAGTTCTTGCTGATAGTCGTATGCCTTAAAGGGGATCAGGCCTCTCTGGGGATGTGATATCCGACAGTAACTTGTCGTAAAGTATACAGGATCTTTTCCGGCTTTTACGACTTCCTTTACGATCTCTTTTTTGGTGAGGCCGTTTGCCATAGCGAGTATTACTTACCTTTGCGAGTATCGTTCTTCGGGCGCTTGTTCTTGGGACCTAGGGCTAACCATTTCTTAATAGCGTCGTCTACTCCACCTTCGTCGGAGCCGCCATTGATATCTTCGACATCTTTGATGCCACCGATACGATAGTCACAATGTGCTTGAACGTCGGTACGATAGTTCGAAATGCGCTGGACGAGGATCTTAGGTTCGTCCTCCATAGTTAGAGTAAGGCCGTTGCCCGTGATTGCTTTGTATTCTTTTTTCAGGAACTTAACAATCTCTTTTAGCTGCCCGTTGATGTCATCCTCGAAGCCGTTGTCCTGAACTTCTTTGATTCTTGTCTCTGCTTGGTATGTTATGCGAAGAATGGGGCCGTTAAACTTAACACCGAATCCATCGATAACGCGGCGATCATTGATTAGGTGACCTTCTTCTCTTTTGAGACCAGCAGAGCGAGCCTTGCCGTCGGCTTGGAGTGACTCTTCGTGAGCGCCATCCCAGGCGCCATTAGCAGCTGCCTGATTAATTCCTTGAATGATTTCGTATACTGTTGCCATGTTATTATCCCTTGTCGGGTCTCCACCCGGTTGCCCATCTTTCTTCTCGATCCGAGATATATTGTATGTAACACTTCCAGCAGGCGCTGAACTTATTCATATACAAATCGTCACGGGGATGAAAAGAATATGTTTCACATACAGGACAAGTCCTATTATGATCTCTAGTAAGTAGTTTTTTGTTTATTAAAAATCCATCTTGTTCTACTTTGCTATCGGACTCCGATAATTTGCCAAACTTCTGTCGCTCTTCTATGGACTGTTGAATATATTCTTTTTCTTTGTCCTCGGACCAAAAACGTCTGGGATTGTTGATGGTCTCTTCACCATACTTTTGGGAGATTGCTTTCTCTAGTTTGGCGATGTATTCTTGGTCTTTACTCATTTTAGATCAAACAACAGTCCTTCGAGCGAGACCCATTCTCCAGAGGGATCCGGCGTAAAGGTAGTTAAGTTAACATCAACTGTGCCATCAACGTCTATATCGATGCGCGGGGCTACGTAACCACCAGCATCATTACCAATTGTTCCAAATATCTTTTTCGACTCCGGGCGGTAACCTTCAGGAAGTGTAAAAACAGTCGTCCCAGCGGAAGCATCTGTCGTAGTCAAAAGTCCTCGCAAATGTATAAAGCCCATTGTATCTTTCATAAAAGCCGGGGAACTATAAGCTAAGTTTGAGTATCGCTCCCAGTACTCGTTAAAATCGTAACTGTTTCCAGTACCGTTATCTGTGATCTCAATCCAATTCGGCTGCAGCAGGACGTCTATTTTCTTAAGGTATTTCTGAAGAAACGCAATTAGACGACTTCTTGATGATACCTCGGGTATACTCACTGTGTTACGATCTCCGTTGACAATGCAAAGATTCCCAACGAAGCAAGTGTTCCAATTCCAAATCCAAGCGCAACCATAAACGGGGCCGTGCTGGGGTCTTGTTTTAGAATGAGGCCCTGCAGGAGGTCATTCTCAGAGGTCTTAAGAATCATCATCGATTCGTATTTATCTGTCCAAGCTGCAAGTTCAATGTCTTTGTAATCCAAAAGAAGTTGATACTTCTCTTCCTGGAACTGTAACTCATAGCTGATTCGCAGGTCGCACTCGGCGCTTTCAAATTTCTTTTCAGTTACCATTTTTGCCGCGGCATCCAGGGACAACAGCACTCCGTCAAAGGGAACGATAGTACCGGCCTCAATAGGGAGCACCACGTAGTCGGGGAATTCCACCTCTGCTTCTTCTTCGGCAGCGATCGCGGGCGCAGCGAGGAGAAACAGGGCCAAATAAGTTGCTAATATCTTTCTAACCATTTTTTATTCCAAAGGCTTCAGCTAGCTCTCGCGCTAACTTCTCAGGATCATTATAGCTCTCATCAACAATTTTTTTAAGCTCTGCTTCTTTTTCTTTGCTTAGCTCTTCGCCTCTCTTCTTATATTCTTCCTTGATCTGCTCGCGGCGGTCGAAATGCTCTTTCAGTCTCATATTCTTCTCTGCGATCTCTGTGTTGTGAATATGCGCTAGCGTTTCCATTTCTTGGTCGTGAGAGTCCCGCCGCGATTCCATGAGGTCCAGGAGTCCCGCAACATAGGCGCCATTGCGCGTGAGCGCATATAAAAGAAATGCTACAACGAGGCTCAAGCCTAGGACTATTACCCACCAACACTTCTTAGCCCACAGATAAACTTTCTTTGCGCTCGTTTTCAATCTTATCAGCGTCATCATTTATACCCCTTTAGCTTGGCCACTGCATCGATTACAGTCTGCCCGCCAATATAAACGCAAGTGATGATAACCCAGTCGCCAGATGCCAAATCGGCGAACATCAACAGACACGTTGCAGTTCCCCAGGCCATTAGTTTTCGGGAAATAAGCTTATTCAACCCTTTATCAACAATATGTTTCATCATATTAGACTCCTTTATATAACTAGACGAAGCTCAGAAGTATGTCTAAAACAATTATAAACTCATTGACTAACTTTGGCGTATCCGTCTGTTTTATCTATTGTTATTTCGACGTCGACGATGTCTTTTAAGGAATCAACATGAGAGATTAGAATCACCGTCTTAAAATACATTTTAATCAGCTGAAGGATTCGGATGAACCCTTCCATGTTTTCGGCATCTAGCGCAGTGCCGGGTTCGTCGAGAATAAATATATTTCCCTTGGGGAGCGAAGACACCGATAAAAGAGCCAAACGAATTGCCATTGCGGCGACTGTCTTTTCTGCGCCCGAGCCCATTTCAATTGGGCGCGGATCGTGACTTGGGTGCTCAATAAGGATATTAAGTTTGCGTCCGTCCTCTTGGAAGAAAACATCGAAATCAACGATGTTTGACAAGACCTTAGCTATCTCACTGTTAATGACAGGGAGACGCTTTTTGATAATATCATAAGCTATACCGTTTGAGTGAGTGCAGCGCATAAACAGATCATAGGACGCGTACTCTTCTCTGATATTGTGAAGTTCTTTCTTCTTGTCGTGAAGTGATTCTACTTTCTGCTCAAGGGAACCAATCTGTCGGTGATGATTATTAATCAGGTCCTCTAAAGCAAGAATAGAATTCTGCGAATTGTCAATTACGTCCTGGACTTCGGATCGCGATTGCAGAAGACTTTCAAGATTCTTGATCAAGTCTTTCTTTTCTTCATAAAGATCAATTTTATTTTGTGTTTCGCTAAGCGCAGTGCGATGGGCTTTGATCTTCGCATAAAGTTTCTCAATCGAAACCTTATTATCACGCTTTTCAATTTCAATATTATTTTTTTTGATAATGGTAGAATTGTAGTTATCAATGACTTCTATCATTTCGGCCGAATTGACTGACACTATTTTTGTCTTATAGCTTTTTGCGCCCTCTATCTCACTAATAATATCAACCTCTAGAGAGGGCAACTCAACGGAGGCAAGATGCGCATCTTTAATAAATTGACACATAGGAAACTGGTCCGCGCAAGGTACTTCGTCGAGCAATTCTATTTTTTTACTTAGACTCTTATGCTCATTGTCCATAAGGCGTGCGCGATTTACTGTGTCATCATATTTTTGCTTGAACTCATCATATTGCTTCTTCTTCTCTAAAAGCTCCTCAATATCGATTGTCGTAAGGAAATCATCATAATCCTTGAGCTTCTCGTCATATCCTACAACTTCTTGTTTAAGTTCAACAATATTAAGATTTGTTTCTTCGATCTTCTTACCTAGATTACTCTTCAATTCCAGAAGAGACATTATATCCAACCTTTCAGCTGGAATGGAATCAATCTGATCTGTCAAAGCAAGGTATTCTAATTGCGCATCGGCCAAGTTTTGCCTTTCAGCAGCACACACTAGCACCTCGTTATTGAGTTCTTGGCGCGCTTCATCGCACTGAACTTCCGCGAGAGCGATATCATTATCGTAGTTGGTCTCCCCGACGCGTCGAATGAGTCCTTTAAGGTCCGCGGAGTCCTCATGAGCTAACTTAAACTTTCTCTCAAAGATGTCTAAATCCAAAAACTTAGCCAGGATTTCTTTCCGTCGTGTAGAGCCCTCTTTAATAAAAGATAAACTATCGAGTTGACTGGACATTGATGTGAGCAAAAAGTCCTCAACTGTCCCAAATCTCTTGCGAATATGAGCGTCTGTTTCGTTGCGTGTCGTGCCGTTGAGGCTTACGGTTTCTCCCACAACAGGATCTGTGCCACTAAAATCTAGATTGGTGCGCGCCTCGTTCGTTACTTCGCCCTTAAGCTTTTTCACATACTTCGTAGAGTCTCTCTCGATTGTATAAACTTTCTCGCCAACCTGAAGCTCTACCAGTCCCCGACAATCTTTCTTGTTTTGATTAATAATATTATAATTCTTACGCTCATTCTTGGAAGTCGTATTAAACATGGTGTATAAGAGCCCATCAATGATGCTAGACTTTCCAGAGTAATTCTTTCCAAAAATGCCAACAATACCATTGAGATTGTTAAAATCTACGCTATTACCTTCTCCGTAGTTAAACAAGTTATCCCACTCGAACTTGTTGATATTCCAATTTACGTTCCGGGCAACCTCTTCCGTCTCTTCAATCTGTGAGTTATATTTACGATTGAGTTCAAAGACGCGCTCAAGCATTTCCTCGGTCGGTTCATAATCTGTGAGGTACTCACGGATAAGATTCTCTTGCACCCCCTTGTCGCGGAGGTTCTCGACTTTGAACCCTGCTCCGATTTCGACAGTGCCTCGCTCGCCGGCGGCTCGATTTAGGAAAGTGATGCTCTCGGGCTTGAAGCGATGCTTGGCAACCTCCACAGCCTTTCGCATAACATCAAGAGGCAAGTTGTTGTTGCTCACAAGACGCAGGCGAGCCGTGGCTGGCACTGTAGTTCCCCTTGGCATTCGCCCCTTTGGTGTGAGTTCAATCGTCATAAAGGGCTTAGGGTTGCGGAGGATGTGATGCTTTACACTGAAGGTGTTCTTGTCTTCGATCTCCCAAATCAAGAAGCCCTTGTCATTGGTCTCGCCGTGATTCTGCTGGACCGTCGAACCACAGTACCTCACGCGGCCCTCAGTGTCTAAAATTTGATTCGTCTTATGGATATCACCAAGTAGTGCGTAGTCGTGACCGGCAAAGACGCCGATGTCGTGGTCGCCGTGATCCATCACCCAGCCAGTGTCGGTCTTAACTCCAGACACAGAGCCGTGATAAAGTGCGATGTTGATGCGGGAGGGATCGCTCGGGGAAACCCAGTTATCCTCGTCAAAG